GGGCAATCGCATTCCATAGCGTTGGCTTTTTCCTGCGCTAGTCTCTGTGCGTCAGCCTGTGCCGCGGCAGTAAGTGCGGCCTTATCACCGTTACACTTACACCAAGCGCCATTGTTTCCGCCAGAAACCCAGTAAGCGGAAGCCTTCGGAGCCGTACATCCTGACGGACAACCTTGCTTGGTAGCAGTAGCCTCTACATAATCATTACATACTCTTCCACTGCAACCCGCATCCGCTAATGCCTGAGCTTGAGATCTAAAACTCTCTATCTTATCGCTAGCCTGAGCGTTGGCGGAAGACGTGCTAGAAGCGCATATAGATCCAGAAGGTACATCCGGATAGAAGATTATTACTTCACAAGGTCTATCAGATGGACAATTCCTACTAATAGCAGATCCTCCTTGGAAACCGATCGTATTACAGCAAGCAGATCCATAGCTTAGATATTCCTCTCTTCCACAATCATTTCTGTATAAAGCTACACTTTCGCCAGATCTACACTCAGCCTCTCCTATTCTACTCCAAGAATTAGGATCACAACAGCTATCGCAAGATCCGCCGGAGCATCCACAGCCACAAGACTCATGGAGCCTGTTCTCCGTCTCGTCAGAGTGACATCCAGTGCTATCAGTCCTTCTATATCTAGCCCAAACATCACCACCTGAGCAATAGTTTCCGCCATCATAGCTCCAACCACTCCAATTAGGAGGAGTATCCTCACAATCTCCGTTCTTATTAGCGTAAGCTTGAGCGGCGGCTCTGGTAGTTGAATTGCTTCTGAAGGCCTCTTGAACCTTGTTATTGGCATCAGCCTGAGAGACCGTTGATGTTATAGGATCTAATCCTAATGAGCTATAAGGAACTGATATAGCCACACCTTGTCTACAAGAGCCGCAATTATCCTTATAGAAAGTAGCGCTTCCGGTACCGGTCCATACACAAGTTCCATGTTGGTTAGCGTAATCCTGCCCCTTCTGGTCTAGGATCTGCTCTGCCTTGCTCCTTGCATCCGCCAAAGAAACCTTGCTGGTGATAGCCGTGCCGCCGTTGGCTTGCGTGGAGGTCACCGTTATCCTCTGGCCTACCCCGCCTTCGGCGCAGTTGTTCTTATAGAAGTCACGGCTTGCCACGTAAGTCCAGGTACATCCTCCGTTCTTATTGGCGTAAGCCTGACCCTCAGCTCCACGAACGGCATTCTCAGCTTTCTTATTGGCGTCAGCCAAAGATATGTTGGAGGTGTACGGGTGTCCCGGAAGCTTGCTGCTGCTTACGGATACCATGTCTCCTACGCCGCCATCAGCGCAATTGTTCTTCTGAACCTGACCGGTATAGCTTCCTGTCCACGTACAAGTACCCTTCGAGTTAGCAACGCTCTGTCCCTGAGCCGTAACAGCCGCCAATGCCTTGGCGTTAGCGTCAGCCTGAGATACACATGATTTGAACTTGCCGTCAGAGCTAGGAGCCGGATCCGTAACATCATTCTGAGTCACGATAACAGAGCTTCCAACCCCACCATCCGCACATTGACGGGTGAAGGCCTTAGATGCCGTACCAAACCAGAAGCATGTCTTATTACCACCAGCTATATACCGCTCTTGATTCTCAGGATCAGTATAGCAGGTATTGGTATTACGTTGATGTAATTTAGAGATACAGTCCTTACATACGGTTTCTATAGTCTCCCAAACCGGTTGCTCATCCTTAGTATGACACGTGTCATCATAGTTCTTGTTAACGAACGCCTGACCCATCCTATCGATGTAGGCCTTAGCCAAAGCGTCAGCCTCCTCTTGTGAACGGGTAGAGGTGAAGAACTGTCCCATAAGATCCGGGGTTACGGTAATAGGATCAGCGTACTGGCAAGTAGGACACTTAGGAGTGAACTCCTTACTATAATTACCGACATATATCTTCAACTCATCACAAGTACCACGATCGTTGGCTATAGCCTGACCTTGCGTCTTGACAGCGGCCTTAGCAAGCTCGTCAGCGGCGAACTGGCTCTCGTATGAGTAGAATGGACCTCCGGTTACATCGGCCTCAGTAACGGTAACTGAAGACGGGATAAGACCGGACGGACAGTTATTCTTCTCGAACGCCTCGCTATAATGACCGGTATATTTAGGAGCCTCATGACAAGTGCCTTGCTCATCGGCTATCTTCTGGCCTTGATTCATGACAGCGGCCATAGCGACTAAGTTAGCCTCATCCTGTGACACGCAAGACTGGAACGGATGACCTTCCACCATATCTTGTGTCACGGTGAACGGATCTCCTACCTGATTAGCGCCACAATTGCTCTTCGTGAACTCGAAGCTAGCCTTACCGGTATACATAGTAGCGTCAGAACAAGTACCCTTGGTATTAGCCAAAGCCTGTCCTTGAGCCTGTACGGCGGTCATAGCCATAGAGTCAGCGGCGGTCTGGGAGTCGTTAGACTGGAATGGGTGTCCTTCTACCATATCTTGGGTAATCGTCACCTTAGATCCGATCTTACACTCACCACAGTTGTTTCTCGTGAACTCCAAGGAAGCACGGCCGGTGTACGTACAAAGGGCGTGGATATTGGCAAGAGCCTGTCCTTGGGCGTCAACGGCGGTCTTGGCCTTGTTGTTTGCATCTTCCTGTGATACGGTAGACGTGAACGGATAACCGTCAACCATCCTATCATTTACCGTATAAGTACCACCAGTGCCAGCACCACAATTGTTACGGGTAAACGTACGTGTATAAGTACCGGTATATACAGGTACCTTCTCACACTTACCTTTCACGTTAGCCACGTCCTGACCTTGAGCCTCAACAGCGGCCTTAGCCTTGTTATTAGCGTCCTCCTGAGATACGGTAGACCTAAAGTCTCCTGTCACCATAGTCTCGTCTACAACAACCTTAGTACCATACTGGGTCTCGTCACAATTGTTACGGGTAAATTCCTTGCTGTATTTACCATGATATACGGTCTTCTCCTTACACTCACCTTCAAGGTTAGCCTGTTGTTGGGCGTTAGCCTCAAGATCGGCCTTAGCCTTATTGTCAGCATCCTCCTGAGAGATAATAGAGAAGTACTTACCAGCGGCTACAACATAAGTATAAGGTTGACCGATATGGAACTCATCGCAATTGTTTCTAGTGACTGTCTTCTCCATCCTAACGTTATAGTAGACGTTAGTCTGACAATCGCCACGCTCGTTGGTGATAGCCTGACCTTGCGCCTCCACAGCGTCCTGCGCCAGCTTATTGGCGGCATCCTGTGATACTGTAGAAGTGAACGGATAACCGGTACACATCTTCTCATCCACGGTAAAGTCAACAGGCGTAGAACCTTCAGGACAATTAGTTCTCTGGAATACCTTAGAATACGATCCAGTAAATACCGGTATCTTCTCGCAATTACCCTTGATATTAGCTATATCCTGACCCTGAGCCTCTACAGCGGCTTGAGCTAAGCTATTAGCGTCTTCCTGGGAAACGATGGATCTAAAGTCTCCTGTAACCATCGTCTCATTAACAACCACTTCCGTTCCGTATTGAGTGGAGTCACAATTGTTACGGGTAAAGGTCTTGCTAAACTTACCATAGTAGATGTTCTCCTTAGGCTTACACTCACCTTCCAGATTAGCTTGTTGTTGACCATTCTTTTCAATATCCTCAAGAGCCTTCCTGTCGGCGTCCTCTTGAGAGATAGAAGACACGTACTTACCCTCAGGTACGATGTAAACATATTCCTGACCATCACTGAACTTATCACAATTGTTACGGATAAAGGTTTTCCTTTGCTCCTCGTTATACCAGATGTCAGTTATACACTCACCATGCTCATTAGCGTACTTCTGTCCGTTAAGAGCTATATCCTCCATAGCCTTGGCATCGGCGTCCTCCTGTGAGATAAACGACTTGTACGTCCGTTCCTCAACCACATACAAGACAACCGAACCGTGCTGGTTGGCTAGACAGTCATCCTTGGTAAACGGCTGAACCATCTTGATATTATAATAAACGGGCTTGGCGTCCTGAGCTATCATATACTCCTTGACAATACTACCGTCCTTTGACGTTATACGGAACTTAGCCGTACAGATCTGACCGGTGTAATTAGCCTTGTATACGATGTTAAGCTTATTATCGCCTACCCCATGGCTCTTATCGTTAATGGCAAAGCAATTACCCTCAACGCAATTCTTATCTACTTCCCTTGCCATGTCAATCCTCCTCTATTCTCCATGAAACATTATCTCCGGCCTCTACCCTTACGATTTGAGTATCACCATCCTTATTAAGCGTCAACTTTTGCGGATCCACGTTAAAGGGTGGTTCCGGTTCCGGCTCCTCGCTGCCATCTCCGCAAGTGCAACATACCAGCTCAATATCATACTCGGTATTGGACTTGATATCGATGACAACCTGACCGTTCTCACTAGTCACGTTATCAAAGTCATGATCAAGTATAATATAAGGTATATCATTAGGCTGTTGATTGATATTAACAACCTTGCCATTCAAGACGAACATCTCATGATGCTCCTCGTTATCCATATTCTTAGGCATGGCTATAACGAAGCTAGCGTCATACAGGTCAGTGGCTCCCGGATCCTCAGGATCGGCGTACACCACGTATCTGCTATCCTCGTCAGGTATCTTAACGGACAACCCGTTGACGTTCATAGACACCATATAGCATTTACTTACCGAACCACCAAGGGTAAGGCAGGAGGCCTTGACCGAGGCGGAGTTAAGCTTGGCGTTGATGACCGCCGTCCCGCCCTCCATGTCAAACATGATATTGGCCGGATCCACGCTTACCCGCTCCATACCCTTCTGGGTTATGGTAGCGAGTTTCGTTACCTTGCCTTTCTCGACCGCTACGTAAGTCTCCCTAGGCAACCTACCCATCCATCCCGGCTCTACCTTGATCGCCACCTTGTCGGGACCGGTACCGGAAATCTTGTCGTAGGACACCCATGAGGAGCCTTGCTCGATCTTAGCAAGAATATCTTTTAAATTATTCATATCATTCCGCTTGAGTTATAGTCCATTTATCACTCTTACCTACGATAATCTCCAGAATCTGCTCGCCGCCCTCAGGAGGATACTCGAAGTTAGTAGGCTTAATCTCAAACACGCTGGCGCCACCACAACCAAGATCACAGATCATATCCGGCAACCATCCCTCCTCGAAAAAACGCTCTATAAGCTCCCTGACGGCCTCTGAAAAAGAATCAAGCTCCAGCCTGTCTGCTGGGACAGACCCTTTCTTAAGTGTCTCACCACATACCCAACCGTCACACTCGGAAGCCAAGACCGTATCATACACTCTCTTAGCCATAGCATGAAGTATTTAAAATATTACTATTCAATGTAGTATATACGATATTAACATCAGCGAACTCATCGCCCATGCAATACCTTTTCTTGAACTTAATGGATCTACCAGAAACGACATACCCGTCGTTAGGTACGATAGTACCGCAGTAGGTCACGCTAAGAACATTCAGAGGCTCGTATCTTAACCTTACGGCCTGCACTCCCTTAAACGAATCCCTTTGGATGGACGCCGTTGCTCCAGATACGGCAACCAGCTTCCTTACCAGAGACTCGATTACGCTATTCATGCCATCTCCGTTCCTGATATCTGCCTCAGGAAAAGACTGACCATCATATATGATCTGGGAACTGTAGATACTACATTCATTCCCCGGTCTATATTCCGGCTTACATGGATTACAGTTATTCCTCATATCAAATCAATTTATTAATCATTCTCCTTAATTCAAGTATCTCAGCATCCCTGTCCCGTATAGCCTTTATCATAGCGTTAAGGACATCAGACATATCGCAGCTGGGAGATAATCCCAATGACTCCACACGTACCTTGTCTCCTGGATAAACACAGTCGGTGCTCATGTACGTAGAGCACGGTACTTTCGTATCGTCTACAGTAGGCCTGTATTGTTTCTTGTTACAACCATTCATTGTTACCATACCTCCTCTTCAGTTCCGCTATCGCCACCGCCATTACCGGCGTTGACAAGCTCGTTTATAATCTTCTTCAAATCCAGAACCTCGCGATGGTATAAATCTATCTGCTTATCCCTAGACGCTATAATACGCCTCAATGAGTCTACAACGACAGAGATATCAGTGCCTTTCTCTATACCGTCCACCACCAACTCATCACCTGAGTATAAGACGCATTTATCATATAAAACTATAGGACATCCATAGCCAACACAAGGCTCGTCCTGACAATCCCGATCGCAAGGATCACAAGGATCCTCGGGGCATTTGTTAAGAAACTTGTCTATCTTAACACCATGACAGCATTCTTCAGGACGCTCCCTCGAATGATCATGACAACAACCACCTGTATTACACATATTAATAATATTAATGGGTACTTATATACTTTTCTACACCCAAAGCATATTTTCACGCTTCATCGGGACATTGTTGAATCTGCTTACACGAAACCGATTCTAAAGAGGTCTCTCCACGTGCTTCAATTCCCGGCGTACCTCCGGTATCGTTCGTTAATCGTGACTATATAAAACTGGTGTAAAATTATATATAATCACTTATTAATGTTTTTAGCAAAGATACTTATTTGGTTTGATTATGAGATAACATACATTATTAAACAATATAGGGGATACCCCTTTTGTATCCCCTATACCCATAAACTATAATAATAAGATAGGGTCAAGACTTCAATTTAAGAACAGGATTACCCCATCTATCTTTCCATTGCCTTCCCAAATCGTTTATAACGCTATCATAGTCTTTTATATATCCAGCCTTAATAGCATAAGATATATTTCTTTCTATTGATACTATCATATCTAGCTCCTCGAAGGAGGCCCTATTTCTTATTCCCTCCTCATGCACACCGAAAACAACGAAATTAATACCTTTAGCAATTCTTGATAGCGATTCCTTTAAATTGCTTTTATCGCTTATAAGCGAAGATACACTGCTGCACATCTCTATATAAGCGTCACCAGCTGCATTTCTTACCCCTACGATATTATCAACAAACCACATTACGACATCGGCACAAACTTCAGGACTCATCTCCATAGCCACCACGAGGAAAAGATATGGATTCATATACCACATTTGGCCATCTCCCTTACCCTTTCGGCATGCCAACCCCATTTTGTTCAAATCGCTAAGATTTAGGGTCTTATTTTGTAGGCTGATATTTATCCGCTTACATAAATCCCTGTTTTCCAGTCTACTAATTATTTCCCTACATTTCTCCTGAAAGCCATCATACTTAATAATATCATTAAGCTTCTTAGGGGATAAACCCTTTTTAAGCCTATCATCAGACAAGACTTTCATAGCTAAAGTGATGTTAACAAAACCATTATCACTGAGCGCAGGTATAACAACGCCCATCAATCTCCTGTCAGAAGATTTGATTTCAACCCGACTTTTCATAACTTTGAACAATATTTTAAATTAAACATAATACCTATCGGTTCGAGATGAATAGATAGGTATGCAAATATAAAATATATTCAACATATAAGCAAGTGTATTACAGTATATAAACTTATCACCCTTGATATATATACAAAAAAATGGAGGAGACATGCAATCTCCTCCAAACACTAAATCAACTATTATGGAAAACTAAACGCGCATCATCACCAATAACATTGATCCTCTTGATCAATATTCTCAATCCATTTCTCGCACTCAAGATTAAGATCAGCGTACTCCTGCCCCTCTACCATCAAAACCTCACGGGCTTTGGCGTTGGCATCCTCTACTGATATCCATGATCTAAACCTATTGGCTTTGATAGAATAATATACCCTACCTGATTTATATCCAAACGGGCATACCTTCTCAAACCAATCACCGATCGTAGTATTATAGAATACAGGGGAGCAACTACCTTCGGAGTTAGCCTTCTCCTGTCCTTCTTTCATAAACTTCCTATAAGCTAACGTATCAGCATCAATTTGGGATATATCGGATATGACGGCTCCGGCTGGCAATTCATACACAATACCTTCTTTACCTGATGTCCCGATCTCACAATCGTTCTTGTAAAACAAGCCACGAAGAGGCTGTGAGGCCCAGTCCTCGCAGCAAGCCCCGACGGCGTTGGCCTCCCCCTGCCCGATCCGTCCCAGCTCCGCCCTAGCCTTATCATTGGCGTCTTTCTTGGATACGTAAGAGACGAACCTGCCTTCCTCTATACATACCTGTTCTTTGGATCCCTTACCACTTACGCAATTGTTCTTAATAAACTCATCGCATACCTGATCATTATACCATACGGACGGTATTATGTCGGCATATGTGTTGGCGTAGTCCTGACCATTAGCTTTGATATCATCCTCAGCCTTGCTGTCAGCCTCCTCCTGCGTATCGCCAAAATAGACGTTGGCAGGGACCCGGTAGTCAACAGAACCGCCCACGTACCCGGCAGGCGGGTTGTTTTTGGTGAACGTCCGTACTATTTCTTTATTGCCGTATATCATCGTAATTAACTTTGACACAAATATACGATTAAAATCCAAATCACAAAGGAAGAGCCTTTTTGCTTCTCAAAACCTTATACAGATAATCCCTTAACTGTTCCTCGGTAACTATATATCCAAATTCAATCATCTTAGCTATATCAATCTCCAGCTCCATCAACTCTTTAGCCTTAGCCTCCTCTCCAACAGAATTTCTTATCATAGTCTCATGAAGCCCATAGACAATAATATTTACGGATCTAGCCAAATCTTGTATTTTATCCCTTAGTCTTGAAGGTTCAATTATTTTAGACAAAGCGGAAGACATCCTCTTATAGGCATCACCAGCTTTATCCCTGTAATCTATAAGTTGATCATGCACAAATCTCAATACCTGAACTTCGAATCTAGGATTTATCCACATGGCAAATTTTATAAACAACAGAGGATGCATCCATACCTTATCAGGAGTCTTACCATGCTTAGTCGTCTTACCTTTCACTTTTATAACTAATTGATTATCACCAATGTCGATTTTTCTCCTATGGCTTTCATCCTCAGATAAAGCACTAACAAATTCCTTAGTTCTACTACTATTCATAAAATCATCAAGCCGTCTTCTCGTGTTATCAGGATTATCATTCCATTGCTTAAGTAAACTATTGGCATCAAAATAACCATCACTAGTTCTTTGAAAAACGTTAAAATCACCCATCTTTCTTGTTAAAACATTTACTGTCTTCATTTTTTTAATCTAATTTTGAAGTTAATAATTAATTACTTTATGTCCGCTCCCTCGTGAGAGTCGGCGGACATACAAAAATAGCCAATTGGTGTGACAAACACAATCCAATTGGCTATTTTTAATATCCTAAAATCAGGACATTAATTACCCATTGCAAATCTTATCTTCAATAGCGTAAAGGATTTTCGATACGGTCTTATCGCCATTTATCTTAACACAAGACTCGCCGAGATCCCGGACATCTATAGCCTCCCTGATACGGGTTAGCTCTTCGTATATCTCCTCTATCACGTCGGAGACCATAACACACTCATCAGAGTCCTTATATTTTGACCACTCTGGGAGATCACCCTCGTAGGGTACGCAAGTGGACGGAGTTATATGTGAACAGTTATATTTTTTCATGCCAGCAACTTATTAACACGTTCCTTTAACGATCTTACCTCATCCGGGCATAACCCGCAATCATTATCGCATAATGACCTTTGCAGACGAATTATCTTGCCCCAATAAGATACATCGGGCTTGTCCCCGATCCTATACCTATGGTACCTCATGTATCCACTCCATTGGCAAGAAAGCCATTCATCTACGACCTTACATAGATCTATTCTATCAAGGTTTGATATGGATTGCGCGCCCATCTAGTATCTCCTTTCTCATTTCTTGTACCTCCTCGTCAGGCGGGCATCCATATGGCAGGTTTTTAATCCACTCACGGATCTTCTTCTGCATGTTGAGATAGACGATACCCACGTCACCTATGGTACGGGTCTGTTTGTATATGCTCACCACGTCACGCTCCATGGTCTTCAACGGATCGAGCATGACCATACAACCGGCGGTGCTCTTAGAAGCGTATTCCCTATCACTAATAACGGTGGAAGAAACACGATTCATCATGCTTCTCTCAATTCTTTCCCTCTCGGCCTTTAACGCCTTTTCCTTACAAGTATTACAACCCATGACAATATTTTTATATTTAACAATCCACGCAATTAGTAGCCATCTCAAGAAGCTCTCCGACACGATCAATGATCTCATGAGCCGCCTCTATATTATCCAACCTGACGTTAGCCTCCGCTACAGCCATAAGCGTCTCCATCTCCTGTATCTTGCCTATAAGATCCTTATCCTTATCCTCGCATAGGATATCAGTCTTAATCCATAGCCGATCAAGACGTCTACGTATAAGATCCGTCTTAAGATACTTGCGACTGAAGTTGTAAGTAGAAGGGCTACCTATGATCTTGATATCATATATACCATCAGGTAGATCAAGGTACTTGACATTACAATCATCGTAATTAAAGCAATTGAGGCCTAATGTTAGGCTAGTAAAGGTATTGACCTGATTCTTGCCAAGGAACAACGTAACGGGGTCGGACATGCCCGGCGTAGTGATCTCGATAATCGCCTTCCTGTCCTCCAGTAGCCCCCACTCGGACTCATCCAATACCTGAAGCACCTTAGGATCACGTGTCTCTAGCACCTGAAATGACAGCCGAATATCATTCATGTTAACCTTCTTATCGTACCGGCATAAGCTATCGTCATAACGGGCTTGCATATCAAGATCCGGGATATCGGTATAATATGTCTTGACCTCATGACCGTTGATAAACACCGATGTTATCTGGCAAACATGAGACCTAGCAACATCGAAAAACACCATCCTTACATTACCCTCATAATCAACGCCAGATGTCGGGTATGTCAATATCTGGGTATTATACTCACCATCGTTACGTCTAGCCACGACAGTAATAACGATAGGTTTCTCTATATCGTAATCATCCATGATAATCCTTGCGGCGAACTTATCATGAATTATCTTCGGTATGATATTGATCTGATTCATCTTAATATCTTTTTCACAAAGATACTAATTTGATCGATAAAACAAACGAGGCTATAAGATAAGAGCATCAAGAAGATCCTGCTCGCTTAGAATTATACCTCCATTGATAGCCATAGACATAGCTAAATAAAGACATAAGCATGTGAGATCATATCTAAGCATTCTACTCCTAAGAGACACGATAAACTTTTTGAGGTCAGGATTATCCCCAGCCAAAGACATATAGCCGCTAAAAAGGAACGTATTGTATATAGGATCGGATGTAGATGATTTGATATCGCTGTAAGACATACCACAAATATCTACCCACAATCTTATAGATTTGACGACTATCTCCTTTACGAGAGACTTATTCAACAAACATCCGAATCTGACCAAAGCCACTATATCTCCCCACTTCTGATCGGATATCTCTTTAATAACATACATCGACCCATTCAAAGGATCTTTTACGACAGATGACAGTATATTCTTACATCCAATGGAATCCGATAGCTCTTGGATATTAAACATATTATTATCGTGGTTAAATACGATGGACATATCTCCACCTCTTATGATACTAAAGCTACTCATCACGAATCCTCCACAAAAGAATTAATATCAAAACAGTCATCATAAGAGCATAGGCCAGGCTCATATCCTTCCTTGCCATCCTCTATGTCAGAAATAGCTCTATCAGCAATAGATCTTAACTCTAATAGACTTACACCTAAAAAATCTAAGGTCTCTTTCAAGTACTTATATAAGGACGAGGTTTTAACTTCCTTAAACCCCTCGTGAATCAAATGACTATTGAATATACTGAAAAGAACTTTATCATTCCTACCGTCAAACCTTTTACCATTGTTTTTAAGACTACCATCAGAGTCAATCATCTTCCTTATCTTACTCGCAGATCTGGTATTTATGATATTCACCATAATCATAACTTTGTAATCAACAGCGGCTCTTCTAGCTTTATTAGCCCTCCCCTTTGAACTTACAGGTGCATTGTCCTCTCCGCCAATATACCTGAACTTAGCCTTGCCTACAAAGCATGATGGATAAACCTTGCGAATATTCCACTTATAATTATAATCACCGATTGATCTCATGATCGACAACTCGCTATCAACTACCATCGATATCATCTTATAAGCCTTCTCAAAACACTTAAACGATCCTACATACTCATAGATAAACCGGTACGTCATACCTAGCTTAAAATCTTTATCAGATATCCTATTAAACACTATAGCTCTATCAAAGTTGATGATAATAGCCATAATAATCTTAAGCCTAAAGTAGGGAGGTATATAAATATCATCAGGACTGATGTTCCTAGGATTAGCCGTGGTATAATCAGCGCCAGCGAAAGTATCTCTACGTTTCTTGAAATTACGCGGATATATAGGCTGACCTTTAGATAGCTTAATGCAAGTACGCCCCTCATCTACCTGCTTCTTCTCAGCCTCGGTATACACCGGAAATTCCTTTATCATAGAAGAGCATTTCCTTATATAATTCAAGTCGAAATTCATATTGTTCATATTTTGTCCACTTCAAATATAAGCAAAATATAAGACCTTTAAAAGAATAAGATGAATTAATTTTCCCATATATCACCATTATTATTTCATTAATAACATAACTTGCTGAAACACAGTTGTCCATTTTGTGACATGTGTAATAAGAAGCTTCGCCTCTTTCTGAAGCAAATCTCATTATAAAGCATTCCTTTATTTAATTCTTACCAATTTCTAATTAATAACCCTATTAATGAAATGATGTTAGCTAACGCCTTTTATTATCTAAAGTAGACATCCAAAAAACATTAATTTAAAAATGAGTAGTATGTTGGCAGATAAAGATCTTAATAATCCCACTCAAGACTCTTTATGATTGTATTATTTAGATATTTACTATATCCTTACATTCGATCTTATTTGGCAGATGACTACTATCTTTAAACATAATGATCCTATATGTTTACTTCTTTTCTGCGCTAAAGCGTGAAGTGCCAAAGGGAATCGGCAGGGTTGGTCGTGAGTCGCTCCGCTCCTGGCCGGCCATGGGAGGCAGCCACCAGCCCCACGCCATGACGCCGCCACCTTGTTTATTGGCTTCCAGCAAGAGTCACCTAAAAACAATACTTGTCTATACAATTATCTCTACGGTTCCAGAAGTTAAATAAGAACTATTTGGCTTTAAGGAAAGTTGTTAGTTAAAAAGATGGTCAATTAAGTTATCTGGTCAAATAAAATCTTTATATTCGCGTCACGGTCGGTTGGATGAGTGGTTTAGTCGGTGGTCTGCAAAACCATATACCCCGGTTCGAATCCGGGACTGACCTCTATGCTATTTGCATATCCTTTAAAAACTAATCAGATAAGGGGCGGTGAGGGATCATAGCCCCTTTCTTTTTGGAGGTTCAAAATCTGACTCCCATCTAGCTATATCACTTATCCTGAAATCGTCCATCATAAAATTTCCGTTATCCATACCATCACCTCGTGTATTAATACCTAGGTTATAAGACCTAAGGGAAAGCGTATTATTGGTTTTCGTGTTAATAATAAGTATACCATTAACAAAACATCTTAATATGTCATATTCATTACTGCTTCTGACTATAGCTATATGATACCATTTGTTTGCCTCAACTCTATCAACATGCCAACCAGCTTGTTGAGTTTGAAATGAAAAATAAAAACCAGTACCTGTTAAAACTACACCAAAATAAAAAATACCATTAGGATATTCATGCTCAACCAAACAACTTGTAACAAGATTGGTTGACTTATACCAAAAGTCTATAGTAAATGGATGACCGTCATAAAATAGCTCAGGCAATAACGATTCTTTGGTGTTTATGATAGTATAAAGAAAAGGATCCTTTTCGTTATATTGGACACATTGTATTGAGCCATCGGTGATAAGATTGCCATTATTGGCTATAAAGAGATCGCCAGAGGGAATAGGATTCCCCTCTACCTTAAAATTACCATTGAATCTCATTAAGAACCTAGTATGATCGTCAATCACCCCCCCCCTAGTACATTCAATCATTCTTCGTCTCATAAAACCTTCATCTTCTTTAGCAAATATATTAAAACCAATAATATCAACAACACACTAATTGATGTGATAGCTATTGGCCATCTTGATTCTTTCTTATCATCTACATCCTTATGTTCGATGTCTGTCTTCTTATCAATATCCTCAATACCGGTGATCGTCTTATCAATGCCAAGAGAATCAGCCGTCACCGTGCTGTCCCGCCGGCCGATGACGATATGGGTATCTGTCTGCGAGGACACCGGCCGTTCCCCCGTGGCAGGATCAACATCCTTGTCCGTATCGAACTTCCTCTCCGTTATAACAATATCGGCATTAAGATCAGATGTCTTGATCTCTACAATCTTCCGATCCATGACCTCATCTATCATCGTCTCTATCCTGCTGATCAACCGATTATCTATAGATGTGTCACTAACCTGCCTCCTGCTTCCGCAAGAGGACAGGGACAGCGACAGACCTAAACAAAAAACAGCCTTAAGACTTATCCTTAACCTCATCATCAGCGATCTTCTTTATATCGTCAAACGTCTCGTCAGGTATGTTCTTGGAAAAACTAAACATCTTGAATACGTTTATCCTCTTAAACACGGCCTTGAATACCTTAACCAAATAAGCGTCAGCGAAAGTATCCCCTATGGTATTCAAGAAAAGCATGACATATCCCACAAGGGCTATATACACACCATATTTGGTTACGGTAAGTATCATACTAGCCTCCTCCTCGATCGGGTATAACGTCTTATATATAACACATAATGTCATTACTATAAAACAAGACAAAGCGAACTCCTTAAGAATATCAGTAAACCTGACCTCCCTAAACCATCTCTTAAAACTAAACCGTCTTCTACGACTTCGTCGGAGCTTCCAGCCCCTTACGCTTTGCGCTAACCTAGCCAAGAAATTCGCTATTAATACTATAAGTAATACGGTCAATAAATGGTGTACTGGCTGGAAATAAGCCCAACAAGAGGCACCATACGCAAGCGCAATATTCCACAAAGCCCCCACTCGCTCTATCATGTCTTTGTCTTTCATTTTATACCTTACTCGCAAAGTTAACTTCTATACCGTTAAGTCCCTAAAACACCACGGCATGTATACCGTTCCTAGTATCAAGGCTATCAAAATGCAACCAATTCACCTTACCCTCAAGCCTAAAAGGATATGGAATCATATCCTGATGATCTAAAATCAAGTTTCTGGCTTGTTCCGCCGTCATCGACTTGACATCGAAATCACCAGCCTTACCCAACACATGAGCGGATAGATAAACATCTTTCTTATCCTTAACTATCTGGCAGATGTTGCATCTAAGACCACGCTGGGAAAACTGCCCCTGCTTGTCCCAATTATTACAATACATAGGCTGTTTAATTATATCCCTCCGTAATATAAGAAGATTATGGAGAAACGCTGTATCAAGAAACTGCCACGATCTGTCCTTCCACTTATTGTACGTATGAGGACATACCAATTCTACTATGTCAAAATACGAACCTAATTCTTTTACAATATCATTCCTATCCATTTCAAGCCGGTTTAATCGTCCATTTCTGGGCGTAATTATTTTTTAATACATATATTTTCTCCATAGGCGTAGCGGGTGATCCATTCGACGAGCCTTTCACGAATCCCTCTGGGGCCTGTTCCTGCCCCGTAGGACGTTGGTTCTCGTCAGGATAAATACTGCCGTACATAGATACATTAAGCCCGTAAAACTGATTCCTTTTCCCGTCCTTGGCCACAGATGTCATGGTAATCTGATCCCATCCTACAACAAGGTCGTAGAAGGAGTTTACGAAATCATCTGATCTTTTTTGGCTATGAGTGGAATAATTTATCCCAAACCGTGTAATAGACCTCATCTCATAAATATAATCTGGCAGCTTATCCACTCTAATACCATTACTATGAGAAGCGTGAAAATTAATAATATGATCCAATCCTCTACCCGACATATTATCATCATTCCAACCCGTCCTCCTCTCTCCATTCTTCCAGTCATCTAAAAAAATAAAATCAGTAATGTTAGGATTTATCTTATCTACCTCAAAAAAAGGGAGGGTGTTTATATCAAAATAATTCCACATATCAGAAGGGCCTTGAGTTATATTCAACGAAGTTAATTTAGGAAGATCATTAAACTCCTTTATATACCTATCCAAATAACATGAAGACAATTCAAGGGTTTGAAGATTTTTCATATTCTTTATATTCCTTATCCCGCTAGATTCTATATCCCTAAGATCAAGCATATTAAACATATTTAAATAATATACCTCTGTCTTACTGGTTATAGCCTCAGGCATTACGGTCATTCTTTGCCCTACATTTGAAAGATCTATATAAATTAATTTATTAGATCTCGACAATTTATCTACCGGTATGCCATCATTAACATACATCGTATGCGATACGACCAAAAATTCAAGACCTGGAATATCTACGATCGGGAAAGCCGTCATCCTACAAACTTGAATATTGGCATAATAAATATCACAAGTAAAATCTATCGACACAGCCCGTTGTACGTCCCTCCTCCCATCAGCGTAAGCATGATTATCCACAGGTACGTATTGCGATCCATCCTCCTTCCTGAACCACCACGTAGTATTGGGATTTTTACGGTATTGTATAGCCAAAGAACGGAATATAATACGATAATTATCCTGCCCTTGAACCTTGGTCATAGGAAACTGCTCCTTTATTCCATCCCCCCAATCCACATTAGCCATACCGGGCTTTCTGGATCTAAACTCAACATACGTATTAAAAGGATTATCAACGACAGGATCGGGTACATAATTATAATCATCGTTATAAAAATTTCTAAGTGCCCTGTCCCATGTAGTGAACCATACGAACTTATTTGATGAAGCCTCATATTTATATAATGTCTTAGCCATTACCTATCTTGTTAAAATATTCTACAATAACATTCCTGTCCAATCCCATAGAATCACATAAATACTCCCCTTCAGGTTGACCCCCAAACGATAATACCTTATCCGTATCATGAGCTAAAACATCTCCATTGCCTACAAAGGTACGCCCATCGTCAAATACGATAAGCTTATATGGCTTATACGACCTCGTGTCAATATCAGAAGATCGTATTGACCTTAACACCGAAGCCTCTGGCGCCATACTAAACCTCCATCCATAATTATTCATAAGCACATAAACCATCTCCATAGGAGTCGACGGAGAGCCATTAGACTGACCCTTTATAAAACCAGAAGGCGCCTGTAATACGCCACTAGGTCTTTTATCAACAGGATTGGCAGCCAAATACATACTTAGATACAATCCATAAAACTGATTCCTTTTGCCATCGGAAGCGGAGGAGGACATAGTGAGATAATCAAACCCCATCACCTTCTCATATAATGTTGATATAAACGTATCACATCGACTTTGGGTTGACAAGGAGATCTGCATATAAAAACTACTCATAGATCTCATCTCATATATATAATCCGGTAGATTACTTACATCTATATTACTATAGCCATATGAGGCGGTAAGGCTAGTGATATTTTCCAGCCCCTTGCCGATCATATACGGATGCCAGCTCACGACAGACCCATACCATCTATTTATATGGTCGAAGGTCCTTAAGCTAGGATTTATCTTATCCACCTCATCCATAGCCTGGCATGTATTAGGGTCAAACGATGACATGGCCACTCCCGGGGATATATATAATTCTTTTAGCTTGCTAAAAGACAGCCATTCCCTTGGATATACCCTAACCCTGCAACCTGCCAAAGATAATGTTACAAGATTAGGCCACATAGAGGGGAATTTCCTTATATTAGAAGACTCCGTATCATTAAAATCAGCCGTTCGACTTAGATTAATGCCTTTTAACTTAGTGAGCCTATCCCAATCGTCTGGTATGGATGTCAATGTCCCTACACCTAATTCGTTAAGTGTTATATACTCTATATTTACCGATCTACGTATCCTATCTTTAGGAATATCGGTTATATTCCCATCGCCGGTAATGGATAAGATCAAGTTGATAATACTTGGGGCGTCTAATATCGGGAACCCTACCATCATTATCCTTGCTGTTTGAACGTATGTAATATCATTCGTAAAAGTCATGGTAATGACCCGCTCTTTATCTAGCCCATCAGCGTAAGCATGATTAGGCGCAGGGATATACTCACTCCCATCTTCCTTATAAAACCACCATGGATGGCTATCCGGATTCTTACGATAACTTATATCCCTTCTCCTGAACATCAACCTATATCGCCCGTATATGGATTCACTCCTATCCTTCACGAAAGGAAATTGCTCTTTATTCCCGTCACCCCAATCGACCTCGCACATCCCTGGGGTCTTGGAATAGAACTGTATACTCTCATTGTAATTATTAACATTCAATATAGGATCAGGCACGTCATCAGTAGTATCATTCCTGTCAACGCCCCTAAAAGCGTATTTGCCTTTAGTAAAAAAGGTTATAGACCCTTTATTTGTGTCCTTACATATCAACTTCATATCTCTCCCTCCTCTATTCTCCTGAAATACTCGACAACCGGTGAGCTGTCCAATCCCAGATCGTTACAGATATCTATAGCCTCGTATTTATCGGCAAAACTGTACTTGGACATGCTTTCATCTAACACGTCTCCGCTAAACACGGATACATGGCCGTCCTTTACGCCAAGAACGAACGGGGTGATCCTGGTCTTCCCCGCCCGCCGTGCCCTCGTAAGGGCAGCCTTAGAAGCCGGGGCAGGCGCCAAGATCCACGTCTGCCCGTAGTTGTTGGTAAGCACATACACCTTCTCCATAGGTGTCGTAGGATTACCATTACTAGCCCCCTTGACAAACCCATCAGGAGCCTGATAAACGCCAGACGGCCTCTTATTAGTAGGAGCTACGGCAGTATATAAATCTAAGGTAAGTTTATAAAACTGATTCCTGTTACCGTCAGAAGCCGTCTGTGACATCGTTATATAATCCCAGGACATCATCTTATCATAAAACGTGTTAACGAACGTATCAGCCCTCTCCTGCGTATTTATAAATCTACCACCATCACACAAATTCCATACCCTAAATTCCCTTATCTCATACAAGTAATCCGGAAGATCGTCTACCGGCACCGTACTTGAAGAACAATATGTCCGTTGAATCTTGTTCAACTTCCCTCCTACCAGATCTTGTTTCCATGAGCTACCACCACCCATAAAGGTAACTCCTACCTTATCATCTCCAACCTTATCCACCTCATCAAATACAGGTATATTATCCCGATTGCTTATAATGCTTATACTTTTTGCTGGAATAGAATTAAAAGCCGGATCATAAGAAGGAATGTTACACCAATTGAAGTTAAAATCAGTAAGATTCTCCCATTCCGAGAATCTTCTCCAATTAGAATCAGGATCATCCCCGAAGTTAAAAACGCTATTGCATCCGAAATACCTCAGGTTTTTCATATTTAAAAAACCTTCTGGCCAATTACTCCATACACCAGAATGAGAAAAAGATCCCATCTGTATATTACGAAGATTAACGCTCTTGCTTATCCTGTCATATGGGATATCGCCATTTTTTAAAACGGATCTAACCGCAGCAAAATAAGTTATATCAGGAAGATTAGTTACAGGGAACCCATGAAGGACAATACCATCCATATTAAATTCCCCATCAATTACGTTAGAGAACCTCATCGTAACCTCCCTACGCCTGATATCGCTATACTTATGTGGGGGAACCGGTATGTATTGTGAGCCATCCTCTTTCTTATACCACCATACGGTATCATCCGGATTCTTCTTATACTCAATGTCAAGAGACCTGAATATAATCCTATAACTACCATCAGATACCTTAACTAAAGGATATTGATCCTTTGTCCCGTCTCCCCAATCAACGTCCACGAATCCTGGCTTTCTTGTCGAGAACCTAAGACTGCGATTAAAAGCATCCGCTGATATTATCGGATCGGGTATATAATCAGCACCCTTACCATCATAACAAGGGAACCTATCCTCATTCACTATAAACGTGACATAGGACGCTGCCGTGTCGTATCCTGCCAAAAATGCCATAATATTAATTAATTGAGGTTATATCATAAGACACCCATTCCTTATATCCATTAACCATCTCATATACTTTGTTGATGGTCTTGCATACGACAGCGAATCCGATATCCACGTTAGGGAACTTCTCGTTAAGCTCATCAATAGTAAGTTCCCTGACAATACTCTCATCCCATTTCCTCATCTCCTTTACCTCCATAAGGATCGGTTTTCCGGTTACGCCTACGCTCATCACCCATTCTCCCTCACGGTTGGAATCAGCCAGATCCGGGAAGATCGTAACACCAAAAAGATCGGAGAGGGTGAAGGTCTCACCGGTACGGGTGAAGGACGCCGCCGCCCCAGGCGTAAGGACCACCTCGTTCACGGCCAACAGGCTCGTAAGTTTCTTGACTCCTCCTGATACCGTGGCGTTAAACACGACAGTAACATTACCGGTAGCGCTATTAACGAACTTAATCTCATCCTTATCGCTATTTATAGCTTGTAAACGTGATCCAGATACGATATTCACGATCTCATAGTTCTTGTCATAAGTGCTTTGCAACGTGACATTACCATATCTTGTATCAATCAACGTAATCCACTTAGCCTTACCACCTACTATCTCTACAAGTTTATAAAAAACGTTATTACCATCAGCGTCAACCCATCTAGCTATAGCTCCAGGAGCGAAATTAGTCACCTCCCGATCTTGGGTATAACTTACAGTGCTTTCCGTAGGCTTATTAGTCAAAGTAACATAAAGGCATTGCTGTACGTCGGCTTCCATCTTAACCACCCCAGCTCCATCGTAATAATAATCAGGTATGTTCTTATCTCGTATCAACAAGATAGTACCTTCCTTAAGCTTGTCGGCGTTAGTAGGATCATCTACGAAAGATTTCATCTGGATATAGGTATCGAAGATAATAGACGTACTTTTATCCTCTATCTTCTGGTTGATATTATCAACAATATTATTAATCTCATCTTTTGTATAATAAGGAGATAGATCAACCTTAGGTCCTTCCTGCTCTAGAGCTTGATTCCCATCCCACCAATAATCAGGCACATCCTGCTCCCTGATCCAGAAGCTGTCCCCCACACGGAGCTTAGCCGTGTTCTCCGAAACCGCCAGCCACTCATTCATGGCATCGACCGTATCAAAGATATACGCCGTGTTCTTGCCCTCGGCTATACGTCTTACGACAGCCAACTCGCTCTCGACATCGCTAAGTCTTTCCTTTATATTATTGATCTCCCGCTCCAGCTTATCATAATTATCCTCCTGATCTATAGCATCGCCTATAGACATATAGACCTCATTGGTGAGCTTATTATAAGTAATACGGGCTACTTTCTGATAAGAAGTCTTATATGTACTCGCCCCCTTACTAGTGTTGCAGATAAAATCATATGTGTTTTGATACACGACAGATCCTCCGGTATTGATAAAGTTATACCCATCCTGTCTCATCGTACCGCCCTTATACCCTACAAGCTCAAAAGAACACTTACCAGTACCTTTGGATCCAAACCATGTGGAGTAGGCTATAAACTGAGTCTCTTCAGGTAATATATCATAATATTGAGCACGAAGATCCTTTACCGACATCCATACACATTCCTTGCCTGATCCGGTATTGTCTCCTCCCCATTTAAGTACGCTTCTTACATGATCGTCATTATTACCGGGACCAGCGAATCCTACGCCTAAATTATCTATGGTAGGAACATTCGAGTTGAGAGCCTCTGTCATGGTATCTAAATCCCTTCCCGAACTTTCATCCCACAAATATCTGAACGTAACGAAATCCACATCACCGATCTTAATACCACCGGTATTGCTAGGATATGTTTTAGTCACCAACTCATAATACCACTTTCCGCCCCTAAACGTGACTCTTATTCTCTCCACTTGCCTTGGAGATATAGATACGTACGATCCTCCAACAGAGACGCTGGCGTCATCTTCGACACGGGTAGCGCCTTCCTTTGGCTCCTCCGGGTCTACCGGAGTATAGATCGTGGCTTGCTTATCACCTGTATTGATGACAACGATATAATAGCTATCACCTTCCAGACCTTGCTCATGAGCCATCGTAACAAACCCCTGTTCGCTTTCCGGCCTCCATTCGACTACAACCATATGCTTGTCCATAGGTATACCAGATACGCTATTAACGTAGTTGGTTGATGACATGAAAACAGCATGGTCATCGTAAGCCTGATCCACACGCTGATGTTTGGTAGCCAGACTATCAAGACGTGATATCTCAATGGGGTCAATTACCTCAACCCCATTATAATCATACCACTTATATCCGATCATCGTATTCTCACGACGATATTTTCTCTTTCTTATGACCTGACCTCCGGCTAAAGCGTCAATCATAAAATAATCATTACATACTTTTACCATAGCTAGAGAATTAACAGGTTTGACATAAACAAGCCACGATAGTAGCGCCAATAGGAATGGAGGTCAGTGTCGTACCTACCGGATAGGTCTGGGAGGATGACTCAATAACCATCACCGACATCCGCTCAACGACCATATTATTATCCATCAACCGACTTCCCTCCACATAGAACCGGCCATCGGCTACCTCATAGCACTCGCGCACCGGGACCATATGTCTTTGGCTTTTATCCGCATAATCACAGATCGTGACCTTAGCCCCCTCTGGAATAGAATTAAGCTCATCGCCAGCATGATAATCAGGATGATCGGAATACACGACATACAATATGGACTTAATATCCTGCAACGCCGGATTGATCGTCCTGAATCCCTTTAAATGGATTTTATGACCACCAACCTCATAGCAGTCATCTACCTCCATGATATTAAGGTCACAGCTTATTACCGTCCAGCCACTAACCGTATCTTGGGTAGGGGTGGTATCGGTAGGATGATCAGGATCGGTTGACTCCACGATCTTATAATCAAACTCCCGGACATTAAGCTTATAGTCAATAGACTCCTGACGCCTTATCTTAACCGTGCCATTCCCTGTATCATAGCAGGTATCTGTCGTATCCAAGAACCTATTCTCCATATCAGGCATCTCACACTCAACCCTACTCCATTTATCAACCATAGAGGAGTTAATATCGCCTACCTCATATTTATCGTCCTCTGACTGCGTAACCTCATAGAAATGATACCACTCATATCCTAAAGAGTTATATATAACGATATTATGGATCTTAACCCGTTTATCGTTCTCCGTGACATAACACTGATCATAGTAAGATACATGCCTGTCACGAAGGTTCTCAAGATCGCAAGGAGATTTCTTCCATCCAACAGGGATCTCATCATATTCCTGATCTATTAAGATAGCGCCGTCCTCGCTCTCACGTACAATATACTTGGCCTTCCTATCACCTAGATCACCGTCATAAGAGACAACCTTATCCACCTCAATACGCTGTCCTTTGAAAGCATAACACTCACGATATACTTGAACGTTTCTATCCTCCATATCCGTGAAATCACATGGAACCAAAGAGAAACTCTCTGGAAGGGTAGCTAAGTCGGTCCCCGGGACGAAGCCAGCGTCATCCGACTCAAGGACTTCGAAACGGGTATATCTGGCCTTTATCTTGGAGTCATAAGAAACTAACCTACGAAGCTTGACATGGCCGTTACCTCCATCGTAGCATTCAATGTAAGATCTAATGTCACGTTCTTCCATATCATCGAAATCGCAGACAGCCCTTATCCAAGTATCTGGCAAGGAAATGAAGCTGGCACCCTCAGGCTGTGACGGATCGGTAGTCTCCAGGACTTTATAACTCTTATCCCTAACCCCTATATTCCCGTCCCATGACGTGAGAACCTCCAGCTTCACCTTACCGGCCGGTGTCTTATAACATTCTATCGTTACCTCTATATCACGATCCTCCATATCCGTGAAGTCGCAAACAACCTCAACCCAGTCATCGCTTATATTAGTGATAAATTCTCCTACAGGATTCTCAGGATCGGTACTTTGCTTGATGCGATACCATTCCTTTCTGATACCCATCTCATAATCAAATATCTTATATCCCTCTATCTGTACTCTCCCAGTACCGGTATCAAAGCATTTAAGAACCGGTATTATCTCCCTTTGAGTCATATCAGGGAAATCACATACTATACGATTCCATGTGTCGGGAATAGCATCATACTCCGTACCGATAGGATTACTATCATCGGTCGTATTCACCACCTCGTAATGGGATACCTCGGGATTCAGGCGGGGGTCAACCGACTCTACGCCCTCGATCTGGACCTTGCCCCCTTCCGTGGCATAACATTTACTTACGAATATTAACTCCCGATCGGTCATCTCGGCTATACTACAATCTATAGCCACCCACTCAGACGGAACCTTATCTAATTCCGTACCGATAGGAGTATCGATATCTGATGAATTGATGATAAATATCTTCTCGGCCAGTATCTCTCCCTTATTATTCATATAGGTATGGATACGAGCCTCTACCTGACCACCCGGCGTGCGATAGCATTGGTTGACGATCGACACACGGGCGTCCTTAATGTTAATGAACTGATAATCCTTTTTAGGGACATCGCTTACAAGTCTCTTTACTCCTTTATCATCGAAGTAAACGTAACACCCGTCATTCCTCATCATGACCGGATACGTCTTTCCGTCTATTACAACCCCTGAGAAGTCATCTGGCGGAACGGAGAAACCCATGCTTCCGAATATAGAAGCCAGTCTCTTTAAATACTCATTAATAGCGGACATATTATATCGTTTAATTATTTACCTCAAAGATATATATAATTATTTTTGAACGTAATTAAAAACATAAGATGTATGAGAAGAAGAATGTTCTTTAACAAAAAAGCCAACAACACGATATTGTTATTTCATTTTAACAATGATTTCAAATATATCGGAAAGAACGTAGGTCCTGTCACATGGGGGGGGGATCATATGTCTCAGGAAAATTTGATCAAGCCGCTAAATTCGACATCGCCCCTATAATATTCGACCAATCACAATGGTTCTGGGATATTATATCCGAAGGGAACTATACCATAGAACTATGGTATTATTGTACGAATAAAAGCTCAAAACAAGGATTTATAACATCTGATATATCAGGAAGCCCTACAGGATTTGCCTTCTATATAGGGTATGATAATATCATATATGGAAATTTCGACAATTATGAAAGCGTAAGCTCTTCTGTCTTAGAGATAGGATAGAATCACATAGCATTATCATCTAATAACAAATCATGCGGATTATATATTAATGGTATAAATAAATTTAACAAGAAAAAAACCATATCAAAACAAGACTATGATATATGTATAGGAGGAAGAACAGGGTCTGGAGATAATATGACAGGCGGTATTATAGACGAGATGAGAATATCAAACATACCTAGATACACGACAAACTTCACTCCTCCATCACAACCATTTATTATAGATTAAAAAAAAGGGAGAGAATTGAATCTCTCCCCTTTAGGAAATATATGAACGCAAAAAAGGTCGTTCTTATTTGGGTTCGGTCACGATAGCCGGTCCAAGACCAGCGGCAGCTCCGATCATATTGATCATCTCCTGAACACCCTCATGAGCGCCATAGCGTACACGTAAGATCAAATTAACCGGATCATCGGCGATAACCTTTCCGAATCCTTGAGCGTATCTATGAGGATTAATCGTGATCTGGAAGTCAACGTACTGAGCCGTTTGCTCTACACGACTATATTCGTTCATGAACGTCCGTCCCATGAAATCCTGATGTTTCGGGAATCCATTGAAGTGAGCGTACCCCTTAAGCTCATCATCCATCATATTGCCGCCTACGTGAGTACGCGGGGCCTTTCTGGACAATCTCTCGAAATTAAGCTGATCCCACCAAATAGGAGAACCCTCATCCAAAGAATCAGGATAACCTCCGCTAGCTCCAACGATCTCAACGCTATCCTCGATATAAGTCATTTGATCCATCAAGCACTCTGATGGAGATAACAACATTTCCTTGCCACGGAAACGGATACCGCACTTACAGTTAGAGCCAAGTTCCTGAGCCGACTCCAATTTCTTCCACATCCGGTTGCGGTAGGACGCCGGAGCCTCGCTGGTGAAGAATCCTTCAAATACCTTATCGCACTCATCGCACAACATATTGGTATATACCTCTGTCTGGAAGCTATGCTGGCAAGCAGCAGGAGTACCGTAGTCAGTGATCTCCAGTTCCGGGAACGCCTGCTTGATTTCCTCTAAAGCGCTTTCACCACACTCGTTGTCCGGGATCGTGATATAATACTTCTCCTTGGATACCTTGCAAGATCCGCAAGCTGACCAAGAAGCGGTACGAACCGTAGGATTCTCACACATATCAGATGTCTTAGCGACATAATAAATAACCGTAGTAGGATTAGCGTCTACGAATGTCTTGATCTCGTTATCGGTCAATTTCTTTGACGTAGCGGCGATATAAAGACCAGTGCCCTTGATCTGGCTCATCTTACTAACCGTATCGGAAACCACGTTAGGAAGAGACTCGATAGTAGAAGACATATCCACTCCATCATCCTCCAACGAAACGGAATACAAGTATCCGCCCTTAACCTCAGTATAGCTAGGAGGGCATTCCTCGCATCCTTTCATGATAGAGATCAGACGTTGAGTATAATCATCAGGCTTAGCCCCTTTCTTCATAACCTTATAACGTGACATGCTGCCGTTGATACTCTCACGAACGATCTTCAACCCCGGATATTGGGCACGAACCTCAGCCAAGGCCAGATCATCGCCAGTATCACATACCTCCATGCAATAGAAGTTGACATCTTCCGTATCAGGTTCGGTAGCATCGTTGGTGCATCTTGTAACAGGAGTAATATCGATATAATCAGATAACTTACCACCACCAGCAATAGGTTGATTCTTCATCCGCTCAATACACTTCAATACGGCGGGCAACAAATCAACCTCCTCGCAAGGATCGCACTCCTCGCATTGATTTGGCGTATTATCACAATCATCCAAAAGAATGGCTTCATTGATCTCAACACGACCCTCCTCATAGCCAAGAAGCTCAAAGGCACGACCAGCGAGAACCAAGCGGATAGCGATACGGTCTCCTTTGGAAACTGAGAATGCCGTGTCATCAGAAACACCATTGTATCCTAAGATAACATCATCGACATAAGCATGATCTTTCTTCGGCCAAGAAGCGTAGATCTCCGTGATCTCGTTCAAGGAGAATAACGGCGTGGAAAAATCCTTATCATAGATAGAGCGGGAAGCCGCTTGTTCATTACGACCGATACGGATCTCATAACGCTTGTCGTTACGAGGTTTACCGGTAAAATCAATCACGGCCTTACAACCGTTCTCGGAAGTATCTTTAGTATCGTAAATACCGATCTGTCCTTCCTTCAAGAAGATGGAATCAACATCCACCATCTTAGCGTGTGGGGATACGAAAAGTACCCGGTCTTGCGGTCTGTGCAACATATTATCAATATTTAGTTTTAAAAATTATTTACCTAACGCAAACATAACAATAAACGAGTTCACGACAATAAAGTACGGTCATGAGTGTATATATATTAATGTGGATTACATTTTTTGTAAATACAATAACGCCCAAACTCTTTTCTATAATCAAGCAACCACTATTCTATTAAAACAAACCCATATTCATTTATAATATTATCAACATCATTAGATGATAATGAAAACCACTCTCCTGAAATCCTCTTGTTGGAAAACTTATCATGCAAACATTTCTCTATATCACCTTTTACACAAGCTATGATACTTAGCCTTGGATTAGCACATCTTAACCCCCGCTCTCTCTTCTTAACATTAAACGTCTTACCTATTTTAATATCCTTACTTAAACCGTCAATAGCCAAATAAGTGAATATAATACGATCATTATAATCATCTACATCGTTTACTAATACATCAATTATATCATCGGCAGATTCGAATATACCCATTTTTATAAACTTGCATATATCCTTTTGAATACAAACAATCCTTTCCGATTCCTGCTTGGTGTATAAAAACTTGTCACATTCACCTGTAACAGTCTTATTTATAGCAAAAATTATTCTCTCAATATCATCGGAGCTAAAAAATGAAGACAGATACCTATACATATCACTATACTCGTTTCCTCCCCTTATATATATAATAGCATTGCTTATATCCGAGCTTCCAAACATTTTTATGCATTCATTATATATAGATGGGTGTAATTCCATGGCGACCATCATCCATATCTCTTTAGCGCACATAACCAACCTATTAGATCCTCTACCAGTAGATTTATATACCCCAAGCGATTTTAATGTCTTGACAAGAGAGGTATTGTTTACATCATTAATAAAACTTGATAAAGATATACCTCTTATATACTTGTCTTTTATAACATAATATATACGCTCAGAGCTATTCCTATTGGATAAAATTCCCTCTATCCTCTTATCACTCCATCCTTCTATGATCCTCTTTCTTAAATAAGCCTCTTGCAAGTCAGTCAAAGACATAAATGATGTTTCTTCATCACATCTAATAGGTACACCGAATAAAATTTTACCACTTGAAATCATATCATAATATTTTACACAATTAAATATTATGCAAATATAGAAATAAAAAAATAAAAACACACATACCATGAAATAAAAAAAGACCCGCCTATTTCTAGACAGGTCTTTCTATCAAACTAACGTTGTTCACTTAAAGGAAGCCACATTATCCTTATCCATGCTATATCTATTCAATTCATTCTCGTTAAGGCTGAATTGTTTAGCAACCATATCCAGAATCTCCTCCACAAGATAATCGGGCAGCTCCGGGTCGATGTCCGTGGATTGGATACCGGCGGCGTTGATATACCCCGACAGGTCTACCCTGACAGGACGGCGGTAGTACGTCATCTTAACTTCCTCGGTACGGAAGCCTGACTCGTAGACCACGACCTTCCCGTTCCCTATGGAGTAGAATGTCTCCCGATAATCGTAAGAAGGGCGGTTATTATCATCCCCAAGAAGCTCATGGATATTCTCGTTCTTAGCCTCCCACATAACGAAATCAGTGGCCTCACACCCTTTGTATGAGAAAACGCCTTTTATGTTAGAGAACCATAGATAGTCATCAGGTAAGTTAAAGGACGTAGACTCAGGGTCATCCATCCTACCCGCATTATCCAACGACATCCAATAAACAAGAAGGTTTTGGATGGAGCGTATAGTCTCGTCATCCTTCCTATTTAGATAGTACTTAACCAACCGGTCTTGGGCCTCGTTGAACAACAGCACGAACCTCCCCGGATCAAGCTTAATCCCGCCATTGGCCAGATTCTGCTCGTTCTTCTGCAAAGACCTTAGATACGCTTCTTGGATTGTCATAATTATTCCTCCTTAACCTTATCACCTTCCTCTACGTCATCCTTCTTCTTAATATCCTTAACCTTCTTGGTCTTGGACTTATCATCGATATTAGACATAGATATGATCTCCTCATACTCATCCAATACATTAGCCTTTATGTTAATAAAGTCTTTCTTGGTAGCCAAGAACTCAGCGGATGTCCGAACGTCAGGTCCTATGATCTGGCCATTATATTGTAATCCGGATGGAGTCATATTGATACGACCGTTACGTTGAAGGACGTTTACGATACGGTAAAACTCAAGAACTTCCTTGAAATCACCTTCCAATGACCGATCCCAGATATCAAGCAGATAATCGACATTGGTCTTCTTCTCATTCATCCAGTTTGATAGAGATCCTGTATAATACTCATCCTCCGTGAAATCCGGGCGAGTTACGATACCGATGTAAAGAAGAAGATCGATGACAGCCTGACGATCGTCTCCACCTTTCTTAAGGGCGCTGATAAACTTATAGCTGATGTTCATCTTATTGATCTCACGCTGCTGAACGAAATCCTTCATATTGTCTTTCTCCACGAAACAGAACATGGAGTTCATGAAAATAGGGTCACCATCCATTTCCTGAGGAGTCAACATGCCGGAAAATACAGCCAAATATAAATAAAATAGATCTACGGTATTAGCCGTATTATAAACCTTACCCATGAAGATCTTATCCTTAGCGTCATCCCAAAATTCTAAATTGGTTTGAGATAGATCCATCTGCGACATTTCCTCGAAAGGCTTCATGATATTATCTACCCGCTGTTTGACGAGCCTGTCGATCTCATTCTTGTCAAGACCATTATAGCATCTTGATCTTGGATAAAAACCGGTGTTATAGGCCTTGGAGAAATCATCCCAAGGGCAACATACGTGAGTGGCGTTCTCCGGGAACGGAGCTTTAGCTATATTAGCGTCTTGAAAGGCCTGAGGAGCACTTCCATCGTGTTTGCCTACAACCTCATATAAGGTATCTGACATGATATTGAAACCGTTTACCTCGGCCAATACCTTCCTTGATTTTAAAATTTCTTTCATTTCCTTTTTGCGTTACTTTAAAAAAAGAGGAGAGGAATATCCTCCCCTCTAAAAACCAAATTACATATATGAAAAAACTTAGCCGAAGTAGTTCGGTTGAAGCTCGATAATCAAGAACTTACTGTTATCCATAACCCATGCTGCGGAAGCGGAATGACACCAGAATTGCTCTTTCATACCCGGCAAGGATGATACGATCTCGTTACCGTTGGCTTTGTGTGCCCAACGACCGTATTCATAACCCCACCACATGCTTACACCTTCTGGCTTGATATAGAATACGTTGTTATTCATATTACCTAACTTAGCGTTAGCCGTATTAGGAATAGCGGAATATGCGTTAGTTGATCCAGCGTCAGTGATATTCTCGATAATACAAGAATAAGAGGATCTAGGATACATGCCATTCACCAACTCGCTACGATCTGTCATGTCAGCGTAATCCAAAGAAGGATCATGCTCGAACTCAACATTACCGATTCCAGGGATGAAAGCTCCCTTAACCTGAACCGGGCCTAAGATCATGGCGTCATTAGTACCAGAGATAGGATTAGAAGGCAACATCCTATCGCTTCCCATACCCCAGCTTAAATTCTGCAAGGTAGTGAAGAACGATTCCCTAATCAACTTCTCTAAGTTAATCATAGCCATAGCTCCTACCTTGAACTTAATCTTACGTTCCGTAATAGGAAGATCCTGACGGCCACGGAAAATATAAGCTGCGGCAGCCATAAGCGTGTCCTTAGTAATACCCATCGGACGGCTATAGTAGATAGTGTAACCACGGCGAAGCTGACGGTAGATACCTTCATTCAAATGGATAGGGCCATTTTGATCCATGATAATACCACCTTCTTGCCACATCAACTGTCTAGCTTCCAGCTTAACCAACTCAGCCATACAGAACACCTCCAACGTAGAGGCTACTTTAGCTGTACGCAAATCAAGTCTACCATTAACAGTCTTACCGATAATAGCCAGATCAGGAATATTACCCTCATACTCACTTCTCATGGCATTCATACGACGAAGAGCGGTCTCCACAAACTCTGAAGTGCTGTTCTGGGCGGCCTGCATGGACTTCATACCAGCATACATAGTTGTCTCACCCTCAACACCACGGTGGTTTCCTAAACGAAACTCACAGGTCATGGAACCGGCCTTGTCAGCTCCAGATACCTTAGAGAACTGGGTGCTATACTCTCCAAGAGCATGACCGATCTTCCAGTAACGGATACCCGGACGTAATTTCTCTTTAGGGAAGTATTTAGCCTTACCACCAATAACACGACCCCAATAACGTGTCAAATCACCTTCTGTCTTAGACGGGATCTCACCTGAGATAAGGATATTACAGCCGTTAGCGGCGTCATAGGTGATGACATCATAAGCCGTAAACTCAGAGGTATTCAAAACGATATCAAACAAACTACCGTCAATACCCGGTTTTAGATGATGACCTGAAGTATCCTCAGCCGTAACGACAGCGAATGTCTTTGTAACAGGTAAATCATAACGGAAAGAGGCTCCAATACCGTTAACGGAGATCGTAGCGCCGTTATTGATCATACCCATATACATCGGTACAGGGTAATTAGCGATATTAGAGAACAGATTCAAAAGACCCAGATGATTCTTATCAGGATCCTCATAATACCAGCTCGCCAATGAGCCTAAGTTATGCTCTACGAGCGAAGTCTTATAGTTCTTGGCATCGGTAAAGGCAATAACGTTATCGCCATTCACGGTAGCCGGGAAACTTTTTGTAAGAAACGGATTCATTTTCAATATATTTAAACGTTATACACTCTTTGATCCACTCAGATCAAGGAAGTTAGCTTCTATAGTATCGTTATCGATATTAGTCTTATTCTGCTTTCCTCCCTTATTGCCAGAAAGAAGAGTGATGGTCTTCTTATTAACCTCCATCTTAGCCTTGTTGGTTTTCTGTTTAAGGAACTCGTCCTTATTCATCAAGAACAAGGCCAAATCAGCGGCCATATCCGGATTCTTGATAGCCTCGGAATAGGCTTTATCTATAGCCGTATGACCTTGATTGTCTATCGGCTTTGTAACGAAATCGACAGCCTTACCTATCATCGTGTCAGTCAACTGGAATCCTGAGCTTATAGATGTCTTTAGACCTTTCTTATAGACTTTCATCTGCTCAACTAATTCCTGTCTCCTTTTCTCGGACTTTTTTTTCTCCTCCTCGATAAGGTTATCCATCTCCTTTTTCAGGATATCATGGAACTTATTGGCCTTGGACTCAATAAACTCATCGCCCTTGCCGATCATCATCTCCATATTATCCTTTATCTCGTCTTCCGGCATACCCAACATCTTATAATAATGCTGGATAACCGCAAGCTGATCATTTTTATTACTCATATCAAGGCTATCCAACGGAGCCTGAATACTCTGATATTGGCTTAATAGTTGGCCAACGTTACCACCGGCCTTATCCACCTCTATCATCTTCTTCATGAAATCAGACATCGAACCGGTATCAACCTTATCCTTCAACAACTCATCAGCCTTGTCCTTGATCAATCCCTCCACTATATCGAGTAAATCATCCTCTTTCGTGATAGTAGAAAGATCGACCGGTTTATCATCTACCATAATATCAAGGTTGTCAATACTATCGATAATACCTCTAGCGGCCATCTTCTCCAAAAAGGATTTTCCGTTAAATCCTGATACTACATTATTATCAGTACCGCCTTCGCCAATGGAATCAGGGTCAGGGTTGGCCGCATCGCCGCCCTTATCCCCGCCACCGTCAGCCGATCCGCCGTCGGCAGGTTCTTTCTTGGTGTCATCTATAAGATTACCATCCTTATCATATTTACCCTCAATATTATTCTTATCGCCATCACCGTCACCACGGTAAAAAAGCTCCTCGACACTCATGGTCTTAAAACCCTTAGCGAAATCACCCATGTCATTCATACAATTTCCTTTTTTGCTTTTTACAAAATTATCATTAATCTAATTACCAATTAAATCAAACCCATTATAGTATATGACAGAATTTTACGCCAAAATGATTACAGATTTTGTAAAAATATTTACAAAACTTGTAATCAATTCTTGTTTATTATTGACGTAAACCTATCTGTATCAGAACGTTTGTTTCTAGCGTCTATCTCCTTTTCTTTTAATTCCAACTTCTTTTTCTCTATATCCTCACGAGATCTTCGCTCAGCCTCGGCGTTAGCCTGTCTGGTTCTCATATCCTCCTCCCGGATGTCCAGATCCCGTTCCTTCAAGGCCCTATCAGCCATAGCCTCAACGTAATCCATACCTTCTGAGTTGTTCTCAGTCCTAGCGGCTTGACCGGCGGCCATTATGCTCTTACCCCGTAAATCGAAATTACCCTTGATGTAAGCAAGCTCCTTATCCTTCTCATGCTCATCGTTACGTGCCTGTTGTTCGGCCTCGGCTTGCTGCTGGACAAGTCGCTGTTTATTCTGGTATTCCTCTTGCCTTACACGATCGGCGTAAGATCTGGCATCCCTTCCGATCTGATTCATCTCAGCCGTTGAGTTGGCGCTCATCATCCTAGTGATATCAAGCAAGTCATTACCTAACGTATTTGTCTGTAATATATATTGTTTCAAATTCTCCAATTCCAGACGTTTCTTGGAATTAGATACAGCCATAACATTAAGATGACGTAACGACAAGCTGTTATCCGTAAGACTGATGTAAGCCAAGGAAAGATCGCTGTTCCTGTACATCACGGTCCAATCGTATCCTTCCTTCTGACATACTTGAGCCACGGCTAGATGAATATCCAATGTCCGTTTCTTGAAATCATCGAAATCATTAAAGTAAGTCTGGGTCTGTAGCATAGTAGCGTTAACTCCCTGTTTTACACCCGTAGAACTCTCGTATCTAGTTGACTGACCCATGGCCTGCTCGGATATACCTATCATCCTATAAGCCATCATATAGGCGTAAGACGCCATTTCCATACGGGATCTTATCTGATCCGTATTAGTAAGATCATATACACCGAACTGATTATATATGCTGCTCATCTGCGGATTCTGGTAAGGATTGTTTGTGTCATTACCACCTACACCCATAAACGAGACAGACTTAACGATCTGCATGAAAGTAGCCAAAGCTCCCTTCTTGTCCATCATATCCTTATATTCCGTAGGCAGGAATCCTAAGTCGCCTAAGAAGAACTTACCGATCTCCTTCTCGGCGTTATTGTATAGCTGGTTCATAGCAAGGTTATACATCATCTGGAACGGCTGTATGCGATCAGCGAGACTAGCCCCTATAAATCCAGAAACCGGAATGACATAATCATACAAACTGCTATCACCATGTATCTGATGAGGTATTGGATCCCCACCAATATATATAGGCTTATCCATTAAATTACCTCCGGTGATCTTAACGCCAAACCTAACCTCAGGGACATACTCCAAGATGTAGGTGTTCACCTCAGGATCACTGACGGCTTCGGCCATAACCCTCTTCACTTTCTTGATACCGTTCTTCTCCAAGAACTCCGGGAGAAGCTCATCTGTCACAAGCTCCTGATCCACCATCCCAGTCTCCGTCATGTAAGTTATTAAGAATACCGGTTTCATGGATACCCAATATCCCTCCATGACTCTAAAAAGGCGGGAATCTATCTCATATCTCTTGCCATCGGCCATACCGGAGTTGAAATATCCAAAGGGATGGAAGCGGGGCAAGAAGCGGGGCTGGGTGTGTTCCTCTCCGTCCGGCCCGAAGGTATGGTACTCTCCCATAGGAACACCATAGTAATCCTCAGCCGCAACGATAGATTCATAATCATGATACCCTTTCCATGGAATAACCTCATTCTCATACATACCGGTAATAGAAGGCTTCTTTTTCTTCTGATCATACCTAGTACCGTCATTGGATACCCATCCCTCGTAATCATCATCACCGCCCATAATCCTGCGTTTATCCTTGGCCGTCATCTTATGGCCGTATTTTGATATCAACTCAACACCCTCGTAATAATGAATACGGCCCACATAACTTCCATATTGCGGATATTTCACATCAGGATGGAAAACCTCCATCGGACTCCACACCTCCGGACGGTAGTAGTCAAATCCAACGAAATGATTGCGGAACATCTTACCGCTAAGGAGCCGGTCACGGAAATTCTCACGATCAAGCTCATCCATATAAAACCGGCTACGGTCTGACTCTATCGTATGGTCTCCCCATACAGCCGCCTGCGTCTTCCATCTGGTGCTCATGAACCTCTGGATATCGTCAGGGGTCATAGACACCTTGGCTTGTTGAATTTGCTCTGCGTAAGCCTGACGTTCCTCCTCGGAATTAAACTCATTGTATGTAGGATCAAGCCCGGCTTCTACAAGACGCTGATTGACGATAATATCCCACTGTTCTTGTATATGGCGATGAAGTAAGTTTGACATCGTGTCCTCATACTCACTTATAGCCATATCCCCTACCTCATTAACCGTATACTTATCCTGTAGATTTGTCAACCATCCCTCAAAAGCGTTTACAATACCACCTATGATATCATAATGCTTCAAGAAAGAGGGTATCCTTATATCACTCCTTAACTTCTGTACGTTCCTTAACTGTGGGATAACATCCGCCATCTCCATAAAAGATAACTTACCATCCGCCATCAGATAATAGTCACGGTACATTTGGTTACGATCATATTGTTTTAATCCTATCGCCTCAAGAGCGTCCATACAATCCTCCTTCCATTTCCTGTTCTTTTTCTTCGTGGAAATAGCCTGAGGAGGTAATCCTAATAGCGCCCCTTTTGCCGGAAACGAATGATCTCTATTGAAAATCTCCATGTCAATCTAATTTGTTTTTAGCAAAGATAAGTTATTAAGCAACACTAAACTACCGAAACGCACCTATAGATACCGATCCAAATGCAGAGGCATATATCTCATGGTGTTTATAAGCATCTTCCTTACGAGCGTTATTCATCTCATCTATCTTCGATTTAGGCATGTAGTTATTATCATCAAAATACCTAGCGAGAACCAACGCATGCCCGAAGGCTATTATCCTATCGACGTTCAATCCTGGCTTGTACTGTATTATTTCATCCAGTAGAGCTATATCATCGATCAACTCAATACCCTTGACAGTTATATCAAGACCAGTCTGATCATCATAACCAATAACGAAATCCTGCCAGCAATAATCCACGACGCACGAGAATAGCAGGTTCTGGTTGCCGGGGGTCGGGTATAGCCCCAGCTTGCTGTTCTGCCGGGAGCCGGCCTTCACATACTTATTGGCTATTGCCTCACCAGCAAACAGGAAGAAAGACGCTGGCATACCGCTTTTACGGTTAAGGTACTGCTCATACATCTGGTCAGCGTTCTCCATAAGACATATAGCACCATATCCCTTCTGAAGCACCTCACAAGTACGGCAAAACTGATCTATGGATGATGGGCGGGATACGTATGAAGCCACTATTCTATAGGCATAAGGATCTCGAATACCAACACGCCTTTTGAATACATAAAAAGCTCCTAATGAAGGGGTATCAGACTTAGCCTGTTTATAGGGATCTTGGCCTGCAACATAAATAAAATCATCAAACCTATTAGATTGAGGCATCTCGAATATCTGGACAGGAGCGTCAATAACACCTCCACTGAATGGAAAACCAGCCAGTTGTTTATTAGATTTAGTAGTACCAAGCTTATTGCCCGATTCAAGAAAAACATCACACAGCATGCCACTATATTGACCCGACTCAAGAAGATCGTTCTTATGTTTAATAGCGTACTCAACCGGGAACAGGTTTTGAGAAGAACTTAAAAAACAGTCATCAATCGTAAAAGGATAGAACATAGTATGAGAGGTATAGGCTACCCTGTCCTTTGTAGAAAGCTTCTTCCGTTCCTCATTAAGTTTATTGGTGCTAGCCTCGAAGTCTGTGGCGTCAATCTTGATCTTATTAAGCTTCTTATCATCAGGTTTTCCTAAATAATCACCCAAACCTATAGTTACCTTGACACCAGAGTTTGCCATTTGTCCCGGAACAAACATCGCCCATTTCCGTTCTTTCCATGTTTTTCCTTTCATGGCTCTACGGTTTAGGATATCCCAGTCCATGACCAGAAGATTATATGTCTCGGGATCGGAGAACATCTCTTGAGCGTCCTTAGACAACTCCACCTCACCACCGGTACCGGCCAAGATAGGACTAAGACGCCAGCCATAAGGCGTGTCGTAGGATGGCATGGCGGCCGTGGCTTCTTTATCGGACCTTTGCCTACCTCGTCGAAAATAGCCGTAGCCGGTGTCAAACCAGCCGTCTTCTGCGTGGAGGTCTTCCTACCCATATTGATGTTGGCTATAGAGATAATGGCATGGATATCACGTACACCATTGGACATCCTCTTGCCTAATGTAACTCCCGAACTCCAGTCGGTCTTGGTTCTGTTGATCCTGAAAAAAGGATGCACATGATCAAGACCATACTCACAATACTCGCCGATATTGGATAAATCACTGTCGCTGAATCCTACTACAGAATGACTAAGGCCGATCGTCATAGTAGCGTTCATCTGGAGAAGTGATGACATGATGGTCGTATTATGGGAGACGACAAAATTGGTAGTAAGAAACTGATGCGATTTATTATCGACCTCAATACAAGTAGCCTTATATCTACCGTAATAATCTATATCATATATCCTAAGCCTATCATGGGTCTTAGATATATACATATCATCACCATCCATGACACAATAATACCCCATAGACCAAAATATTTTCCTTACAAAGGATATAATATACTCGCTTTTATAAACGACCTTAAAACGATCGTCACCGGTATTTATACCACAAGCGATCTTCATAAACGATCCTATGAACAACTCTTTCTGTTTTTTGGATGAATAAATGACATCATCCATCTCCTTCTTGCTTAGCTCAAAGATCCTGTCGGTAGCGCCACAAAGGAAGGAGGCGGCCAGAGACCCCATGAGCTGGGGCGATATCAGCCACCGCCGCTCAGGGAAATCTACCGCCTCCCCAATATCTATAGTCATTTTGGAGAAGTCAGAATGGATGATACCCATAGTGCTCATAACCTTATAATCACCATGATACTTGACTTTCCACTGGTGCTGCCCGCAACACACCACGCTGCGACCGTCCTCAAAGGTCACTTTGTACGTATCAACGAATCCCTGAGGATATACGCCCACTATGGTAGTAAGCTTCCCGTCATCACCGTATATGATATCTCCTATATCGGCGAATCCTATTTTCTTAGATCCATGAGGAGTATATATCAGCTCCGAGTCCAGAAGAGCCTTGCCAAAACGACGAGTACCAAACATCCCCAACCCTTTCTTCTCCATACGGGCACGTTGGTACATCTCGGCGAAAAACCATTCGTTATCACGCAAACGACTGATCGCTGGCACACGTTCCCCGTTTGGAAGATCCTGAAATACGGGAAAGAAATTAACATGCCAATAAAGCCATGGGGGGATGAACGTACCATTGATAGTCACCCCGTACTTGACCTTATAAGCCTCTTCTTTAAAGAACTGCTTAACATCGTCATCCTGATCCTCCCAACCGAACAGATCGTTCCATACAGGAGGATTTTTCATGTTTACATAAAATTCTGGACTCGTGCTTAAACTCATTTCATAATATCCTTTAAAACAGACTCAATTCCACCAGAAACCTGACCCTTACGTTCCTTTTTCTGGACATTGCTTACAGACCTATATACATCCATGATCCCACTTTTCTCCATATAAGAATCATTCCATGTATTTATCTTATCGATTAATTTTGATATGAAGTCAAATGCCCTTGCCATATCCTCCGGCTTCTCCTTGTCCCAAGGATGCTTATCAATATAAGTCTTAGCGTCATTTATAGCCTTAGCTATGACCTCAAGATTGTCGTTAACCCGATCAGCGTCCTTACTCGTCGGCTTTCGTCTTCCCTGTGGCATTAGCTTTCATATCTTTAAACTCATTATACTGTTTCATAAGAAGCTCATAAGATTGAACAACCCCGATCTTACTTACTTCCGTCACGCTCATGTCATGGAACATATCCTCAAGCTCCTTGTCAGCATATCTAAGACGTTCCTTGTCATCATAAAACACGAATCCAGACGTTCTGTCTTCTATAATACCCTTGGCGGTGGACGCATATGTCGTATCTAAATCCAGATCCATACCGAAGCTGGTAGCCAACTGGATCATGAACATCAACCTAGAATTGACTTTTACAGCCTCTATATTCAACATCTGTATCTTATGGGTCATCTCATGAAGAACGACAAAATCCTCCTCTTTTATCAACGAAGATGATTTAAGGGCTATCTTCTTAGTCCTATCCTCAATATCGCTATACAGACGCTTGCTCTCACGCTTTATGGCTATCCAATGCCTTATATGAGTATCCGCCTCTTCTTTAAGATAATCCCTGATCTCTTTTTTGATATCCTTATCCTCTTCCATTATAATCACACGTTATAATCATTATTATTTAATTCAATCTCATCACTGATGCTTTGGTCTATAGACCTCAATAAATCCCTGGTACTAACATCCCGCAAGAAGCGGACATTACCACCATTAGCCCTAGCTATCCTCCTTAAAGCGGAGTAAAGTATATCACCCAACGAATATTCAGGCAACTCACGGCATCCGACTTCCATGACAATAAGGGCATGGATACGATCATCTATCTTACTTCTTACGGGACTTCGCATAGTATTTACTTATAAGCTTCCCCTATAATACGTAGCGGGAAATGTTTGAAATTACGTTCAGGATCATCCTTCGTATAACCCATAAGAGATAGATGTTTCTCAAAATGACCTTCCGTATATTTTGAGGTATCCAACGTCATCCTAAATATAGTTCTATTCTCATTGTCAGGATGTTTGTTATATGACACGTCTCCCATACATCCACATCCAAGATGATGCTCCTTGACATGGAAACCATCTTTATGGGTAATAAATAACACGATTTCTATCTTATCACCTATTTTCTGATCAAAAATATTTAGATAAAACTCGCTCTCATCATCCGTCAGTCCTATATCAAAGGAATCGTTAGGGCACTCGATATTAAAATCGTTATGATCGGCTGTTATCACCTCCATAGCATTCCATTTAGCTTTCTCTCCTTCCACGAACTTCAACGGGCATACCTCGGTCTTCATCCAAGCCTTCTCCTTGATAAAACAACCACACAACGAACATGCCTGTCTTCCCATCAATCTTTGCAGCAATACCTTAGCTGGTAACTTAAAGAAAGCTATATTAGAAGAGTTCTTAGGACATTTCTTGCACAATTCAAGACGATTCTTATACCATTCGGGATAATCTTTCTTATCCTTAGGAATCCTACCCAATAAACTGTCTTCCCAAGCTTGGGCTATTACTTGGGCTTTACCAATTGTTTGCATATTATTTCTTAAATTGTTTTTGTTGAAAATCCTGTAATTGTTCCCATGTCATTCCATACCGACATTGATACATGGCCTCATGGTTATCACGTATAAGAGGATCTCCGTTCTTCAACCCCTCCATATCCTCTATCGCCTTAATCTTCTTATCCAGACAATCAAGCTCAATAGGCATCCTTTCATCCGGATAACGATTACCTTCCTTGACAAATATCCGGCGTATCTTATCACGCCTTACACGCATCTCTCGGAGATTGCATATAACGTATCCGATAAACGGGATTCTGATAGATATATTGTCAGTATACCTAGCTAGATGATGGATGTAAGATACGGATGCTTTCATGCACCACTCTACCTGTTGTTTGGTAAACTTCCCATCAGATCTTCTTACCACCTCATCCACGATATCCCTATCGAATGAAATAAGATTCCTACCCATCAATATCCAATTTGTTTCTCTTGAACACAAATCCCATTACACGGGTATCATCACCCTCCCCGTCAAGAACGAAATAGTTACGTAGGCTTCTCATCTCAATAGACAGCTCACGGGTACAGAAATTCCCGTTCTTCTTGTCCACCAGAAAACCACCACGCTTCAGTTCATTGTTAAGGACAGCGATGTAAGACTCCTTCTGCCCATGACAATCCATGTACTTAGCCCTGGTATCATCCGAGTATCCGTAGTTGATGTAGAAAGAAAGTAAGTTTATCGTTCTTTCGGTGATCAAGTTTCTACCCTTAGAATCCAGATAGCCGTTGTATATCCTTAAGAACTGCTGGATCATATCCAGTCTAGTGTCGTAAGGTAACGCAAATACGAAAGCTTTTCTCTGTTCCGGCATATGAAATTAGTTTTCAGCAAAACTACTTAAAAAAAATATCGTTGTCAAGAAATTTTGCCATAATCGACATAATATATGCTGACTAGCATGTATTTACGAGAATCCAAAGGGAAAAGGCTAGTGGGATAGGACGAATGAAGCCATGTATGTCTACGGCTGGCTACAATAGCAAGGGCAGTGAAGTTCACGTACGCTATGCGCGTGGACGGCGGGGAACATCCTTATCCTGCCTCACGGGATGCGACCACTCCTTTTTTCTTTTTGGCTTTTTATCGTCCCATGACATAGCCAAGGCATCCAAAGGGAAAAAGATTGGTGGGGGACACGATGGGGCACCCAAGGTAAGG